TGGAGGTGGTGAAGGGCACCGTCATTCACGGCGGCAACGCCTGCTTGCGCTGGCAGATGGGCTGCGTAAAGCTGGACCGCGACGCAGCCGACAACATCAAGGTCACCAAAGGGCGCACCAAATACGGGCAAATGGTCGACGGGGTGGTAGCTTCCATCATGGCCTTTGGCTGCAAGCTCAACAGCGACGACGACGACGTCATCTACGAGGTGGTGACGCTGTAGGGAATTTTTCCTATAGCGTACCTTCGGCGCAATGTTCGAGAGAATCCTATCCCTCTTCCAGCGGCGTGCTCGCGTTGCCTACACCGGTAATAACGAGTTTTGGAACTCTACGGCCTACACCATGCGCACCCGCTCGGGCGCTATGGTAGGGAAAGAGAACGCCATGACGGTGGCCACCGTGTACGCCTGCGTCCGTGCTATCTCGCAGACGCTCGGCTACATGAACCTCAACGTGCTCGAGCGTATCGACACCGGCCGCCGCCTAGCGTACAACCACCCGGCCCACCAGCTGTGCGCCGTACGGCCAAACGACTATCAGACGCCTTACGAGTTTTGGGAGAGCATCACCGCGATGGCTATGGTTTACGGCCGCGCCTTCGCGCACATCAAGCGCAATACCTTCGACGGCCGGCCGACCGACCTGCATATCCTGCACACCAATGACTGCACGCTGATGAACATGAACGGCATGCTGTTCGTGCGTCACGCGGAGCTGGGCGACATCCGGTACGAGGACGTGCTCGCCGTCAGCTGCCTCAACGGCAAGTCACCCATCGAGCTGCACCAGGAGAATATCGGCATCGCCAAGGCGGCCGAGAACTACGGCGCCGACTTTTTTGGCTCGGACGGTTCTATGCTCGGCATCCTGTCCACCGACAACCCCATCAAGAACGAGCAGATGGACGCGGTGCGGCGGTCGTGGCAGACCGGCGGCATCGGCGTCAAGGTGCTGCCGTTTGGCTTCAAGTACCAGCAGATTTCCCTGCCTCCCGAGCAGGCGCAGTTCCTACAGACCCGGCGCTACAGCGACGAGACCATCTGCACGATCATGGGCGTCCCGCCGTATATCGTAGGAGTTGCCACGCAGACGACCTTCAGCAATACCGAAGAGCAGGGCCGCAACTTCGCACGACACACCGTCGTGCCATGGGCCACGCGCATCGAGCAGGAGGTCAACCTCAAGCTCATCCCCGAGTTTGAGCGGGAGGACTACTTCGCCAAGTTCAACATGCAGGACCTCCTGCGCGGCGACACGAAAGCGCGCAGCGACTACTACCACCAAATGCTCACCGACGGCGTGTTCACCATCAACGAGGTGCGCACGATGGAGGACTACAACACCATCGGCGCCAAGGGCGACATCCACCTCGTGCAGGTGAATCAGCTGGACTTGAGCAGCATGTCGGACTACAGCACGAAAATCAGCAGCGATGCCGTATAACGACTACCCACAGGCAGTGACGGACAACGCACGGCGCGGCATCGAACTCAACGACGCCGTGAACGGACGCTGCGCCACGCCGGTGGGGAAAGAGACGGCCCGCATACTTGCCAACCGCGAGACCATCAGCCATGAGCGGACGGTCCGCATGTACAGCTTCCTGTCACGCGCCAGGACATACTACAACCCGGACGACACCGAAGCCTGCGGCACCATCAGCTACCTGCTGTGGGGCGGCGACGCGGGCCTGACGTGGGCGACCAAAAAAGTTGAAGAGATGCAAGAGAACAACAACGACCGCGAGCAAGAGCTGCGGAACATCTACGGCCCCAACGTCGAGGTGCGTACCATGGAGGTGCGCGCTTCGGAGGATATGATCATCAGCGGCTACGCCTCCGTCTTCGGAGACACCTACGACCTGGGCTACTTCCAGGAGCGCGTAGCCCCCGGCGCCTTCAACGGGCGCACCGAGGACGACGTCCGGCTGCTCATCAACCACGCCGGCGTCCCGCTGGCACGCACCACCAACGGCACCCTCGAGCTGACCATCGACGAGCGTGGCCTCCACTACCGTGCTATGCTCGCCGACACCAGCGAAGGGCGCGACCTCTACAAGCTCATCAAGCGCGGCGACATCACCCAGTCGAGCTTCGCCTTCACCATCTCCGAGGACGAGTGGAACAAAGACCGCAGCATGCGGACCATCACCCGCGTAGGCCAGCTGTACGACGTCAGCCCCGTGACGTACCCCGCCTCACCCACCACCACCGTCGCCGCACGGATGGCGGCGCGTCTGCCTGCCTTGCTGGAGATGACGGAGGAGCGCGACGAGAAGACCGACGACCTGCTCGAGGACATCATCGAATCGCTCGACGACATCAAGGCGATGATTGACGACTACACCGAGGAGGTATCCGAAGAGATGCCTAACGACATGCCGGACGACATGCCGGAGGAAAACCAAAGCCGGAAAACCAATATCTCGGCAGATACTACCTTTGACCCGAAACCCTTTACCCTTCCATACATGAACCTCAACGACATGAAGGCGCTGCGCGCCTCCAAGCTGAACCAGCTCAAGAGCTTGACCGAATCGGCCGAGCTGATGCAGCGGTCCTTCAACGAAACCGAAGAGACGGCCGTAGACAACCTGCACCAAGAAATCGAGGCGCTCGACGCGAAAATCGAGCGCGCCGAGAAGACCGAGGCGCAGGTGTTGCGTGCTGCCTACTCCGCTGCTACCCCGCAGCCGGAGGTGCTCGAGCAGGAGAAAATCCAGCAGCGCTACTCCATCAGCAAGCTCGTCCGCGAGTCGATGACCGGCCGCTTGACCGGCCTCGAGGCGGAGATGAGCCAGCAGGCAGCATCCGACCTGAAGAACGCAGGCGTAGGCGTCCGCGGCTTGGCGCAAATCCCGGGCTTCATCCTGCGGAACACGTCGACCATCGGCGGCACGAACGTCCCCGGCCAGTCCAACACGAACGTCCTCGAGGCGCTCGTCCCGACCCCTATCCTCGAGCAGGCAGGCGCCAACGTCCTGCGCGGCCTCGCTGGAAACATCAACCTGCCCTCCCTCAACGACGGCACGGACATCATCAACGAAACGGCATCGGCAACGGGTGCAGCAGCTATCGCAGCGCGCCAGCTGTCTCCGCAGCGTGTCGCTTCGCGTATCGACATCACCAACGAGTTGTTGGCAGCTATGAACCAAAGCATCGACGCTACGGTTCAGCGCCAGTTCGCACGGGCTTCTGCCGCGCAAATCGACGAGATGTTCCTCACGAAGGTTATCGCTGCTGCTGCTTCTACGTTCGTGAAGCGTAACGAAACGGCAGCCGCTACGGTGGCAGGCTTGACCTCGCAGGTGGCATCGGGCCTCATCGGTGCCCTCGGCAACGCCAACGCCCTGACGAACAGCACGGCGTTCATCACGTCGCACGGCTTGCTCGCTACGGCACGCTACACCCCGACGGTCTCCGGCGGCGCTATTCCAATCATGCAGGACAACGCCATCTTCGGATACCAGGCATATGGCACCTCGCTCGCAGCTGCTGGCCTCATCACGGACGCATCGTACGACATCTACTCCGAAGTGTACGCAAACAGCACGGCATCGACGGCTATCAGCAACGAGGCCGACCTCGTTCCGATTGTTATCGCGAACATGGAGAACTGCTACGTGGCATACTGGGGCGGCGGAGCAGCCGACCTGGTCATCGACCCGTACACCTTGGCTGCGACGGGCATCACCCGCCTCATCCTCAACATGTACGCCGACGCCGACTTCGCACACACGGGCGACGTCCGGTTCACGGTGGGCGCATAATCCTTGCAGAGCTGACACCATAGAGAAGGCCCGGGGCACTCCCCCGGGCTTTCTTACTTTTGACCTATGACTATGCGATACAGCCGCGCGGCGGAGCCTACCGACACCAACTTCATCAGCCTCACGAACCTCAAGAATTACTTGAGGATTGACGGCAATGATGACGACACCACGCTCGGCTTCCTGCTCACCTCCGCACGCCAAGCGTGCGAGGAATACACGGGCCGCCTGTTCGGCTCCGGCACCGTGACCTTCTACATGGACTCCTTTGAGGACAACCAGTTCCCCGCCGGGCCGGTGACGGCTATCTCGTCGGTGCAGTTCTACGACGTGGACAACGTGCTGCAGACGCTGTCGACGGCGCGGTGGTATGCCGACCTCGTGGGATCGCCCCAGCGCATCGCCTTCGACGCGCCTCCGGCCGTCTACCTCGAGCGGTACAACCAGGTCATCATCAACACGACGGCAGGGCACAGCACCGTGCCCGGACCTATCCTGCAGGCTATGCGCCTGCTGTGCGGCCACTACTACGAAAACCGGCAGCAGGTGCTGACTGGGACCATCGTAAGCGAGTTACCTATGGGCGTGCAGGCTCTGCTGTCCACATACCGCGTCTACGCATGAGAATCGGCAAGATGGACCGCCGCATTGTCATCGAGCAGCCGACGGTGACGAAGGACGACTGGAACTACGACGTGGTGACGTGGACCACGCTGGCCACCGTGTGGGCTGACAAGCTCGACCGCGGCTCCGGCGAGGTCGTGGAGGTGGACCGGCAGACGGCCCTCACCCGTACGCAGTGGACCATGCGCTACCTCTCGACGGTTAACTCCACGATGCGCATCCTGTACAACAGCCAGTACTACTACATCGTAGGCGTGGAGGAAATCGGCCGCCGCGAAGGTCTGCGCGTCTTTACCGAGCTTAGGAACTGATGGCAGGCTTCAACGTGCGCGTGGATGGCGCAGGCGTCAAGGCTATCGAGGCTGCCCTCAAGGAGCTGCCACTGGAACTGAAGGGAAAGGCTATCTCGCAAGCTCAGATAAAAGCTGCCGCTGTGCTGCGCAATGAGGCTAAAACCTTAGGCCAACAGCTGGGCGGTTCAGGTTCGTGGTCCAAGGCGCAGCAGGTGGTCTCAGGTAACGAAAAAAAGTACAAGCCTTACGTCGTCCTCAAGACGTCCAAGAAGCGGTTTAACATCCAGCCCAAAAGCAGCTACCTCGACAGCCCAAAGGCGACGACAGCCGCGCCTATCAAGTACAACCACCTACTACAGAAGGGCAGCGCGCCACAGGTGCGGACGGGAGGACAGGGCAAATCCACACGGGGTGGTGCCATTGGAACGCGCGGCACTGGTCGCGGTGGTTTTATGGTGCGCAATGCGCAAACAGGATACATCCACCGCATAAAACAAATAAAACACCCCGGCTTCCAAGGGCACGACATCTATGGCAAGGTGCTGGCCAGCCGTGGTGAAGAGGCCATCCAGCGATTTAATCAGGACGCCATACAGGTCATCGATAAGTTCAAAAAGAAAAAAGGCTTCGCATGATCAACCTCGTCATCGACATCCTGAAGGCAGACGCCAACGTCACGGCCATCACCACCGCCGACCGCATCTACCCGCTGTCTCGGCTGGAAGGCGCGACCATTCCAGCCATCGTAGTACAGCAAATTGCTACCGACCCTGCCGACACGCACGACAGCACCAGCACGATGGACACGAACACCGTGCAGGTGACCATCATCGAGGACAAGCCCAAAGACGCCAACGCCCTGGCGGTGCTGGTACGCGCTGCGCTCGACGGCTACGGCGGCAACACCATCGCAGAAATCCGCCTGACCAACCAGGTGACCGACGTCTTCGAGGCCATCGACCTCTTTACGCTGACGCAGACCTACGACGTGCGCGTCATCCGCGACAACGTCACCGTGCCCTCTGCCCTCGC